AAATCACCGGATATCCCAAAATAACTCACTGGAAAATCTCCAAATTCTTTCTGATATAAAAATACTTTGTCTAAAAATTCTTCTTCTGTCATAGTTTATTGAACTCCTCAAATATTTCGTCAAATATCTTTGTAGTGTTTGGTGCATACCAATTCATTAATTTTTTATTAATTGCTTTTAAATCATTGTTTGTATGTACCATTGTGTTGTAATTAGCAAATGCTTCAGCAGTTTCACCACCTTTAACAACAAATTTTCCATCTGAATAAACCTCTAAAAAATCATTGTAATAGCTTTTACCATGCCCATAACCAATCTTTTCTTTTGTTATCCCTCCTACAAAATCAGCAAAATCAATCTTTGGTCTAGCTGAATTAAAACTATATTCCAATAATCTGTTTTTAATCTGTGATACTAGATTGTAAGTCCTCATGTTGTGCAAACTATCTGGATCTGTGAATCCCAGATATTGCAATAATTCATCTTTTGATAATGGGAAATCTTCTTTAATCAAATCATCTATAGCCTTCTCATAGGCTTTTCTTTTTGTAGATAGATCTTTTATATCTTGAGTTTCATTTAAAACTTTTCTTAGATTGTTATTGTGAGCTATTTGTCTTTTCCCAAAACCTTTTGATATGCTTTTACGATCTTCTACTACAGCTTCTACTGCTGTATCTGATATTTTTCTTAAACCAAACATTGATATATTCTCTTTTGTTTTCACTGTCTTTTGTAACTTCTCAAAAAGTTCTTTTCCAACTTGAGTTTTAACAATTTTAAAATCAATTCTATGCCCATATTCATGGATAAAAGTTCTCATATCTCCTTCTAGATCTCTTTTTTTAACTACAATCTGGTCATCAAGATCTCTATAAAATGCTCTTCTTTCAATAATATCTAATCTTGATAATGGTGGTAAAACTGCAATAGCTTTTGTAAATGGAGTAGATTTTATGCCATAGGCTCTATTAAGATATTCTTTTTCATCCTCACTTACATCTCCAAATAGGCTTGATGTTTTTTCTGTTTCTTTTTGTTTCTCTGCTATTTCTTTTGCTACATCTGGCTCATCCCAGGCTGTATCATAAGGAATAAAGCTATGTCTACATCTATAACCACCTCTATCTATGAATGGATCTCCACCAGATTTTCCCTTCCAGGATTGACTCCAAACTTCCCTAGCTTCTTCTTCAGTGAATACTTTGTCTAGCTGCCTTCTACAAAATTCTCTAGTGGTGATGATATTAGTTCCTACATATTTGAACTGAGTTAGCCCTGCCTCCTGGGCTTTGTATTTTGTAAACTGCCCATCAAACTGCATCAAACTATCGTGTGCTATTTGACTCGCATATTTCTTCATATTGTTCCCCACTCTATCAGCTGCGTATTTTGTTTGGAGGATCTTGGTTGCGTCTTGCGTTTTCTTTATAGCAGCCGGATCATTAGAATATTTGTTTTCTTCTACAACTCTCACCAATCTATTAATAGCCTCTTCATTGGATCTTTGATAGACACCATTGATCTGGCCTCTAATAGTTCTTACCATATCTGGGAATGGCTTACCTAGGATAGCTGATTTGTATACTTCAGTAGATATCTCATCTAGGAATCTATTAGCGACATCCTGGAAACCACTAAAAGAGAGCTGCTTTAATTGATTAATGACTGCTAGATCTGGCTTAGTTAATGTTTTGAACTTATCGGATATGGGAGTTGTTTTGATATAGTTCTGATATTCTTTTACTACCTTATCGTAATCACTTACGATCCTTGTACCTTCCTTGAGATAATTTTCTTCAATTAATCTTTTAAGATTAGGTCTAAGGTCTATAGCAAGTTGAGTAGATAAGGGAACTTGTCTAGTGGCTGATTCTAGTTCAGCGATAATGTCATCTTCTAAATCAAATAAGACTCTGCTGATACGTTTCTCATGGTCATCAGCTAATTGAGATAATATTTCTTGTCTTGTTGCCATTCATTAAACTTTAAAACCTTTTCTCCAGGATTTGATAGCCCAATAAACTGGAGCTAGTGTTTTTTGTCCTTTGACCTTATCTAGGATTGCACCATGTCTAGCTAGGAATGATCTTTGTCTAGCCGGTATATTCTTTTTGATCTTCATACCAGGATCACCAAATCTTACCTTCTTTACATTACCAGTTTTTCTATCTTTCACATAAACACCAAATTTCTTTGACTCTCCTGGTGTTCTAAAAGGTTTATTTAACTTTACTTCTCTACCTCTGTATTTGGCCATTAGTCTTGATACCACTCAATCAAATCTCGTTCAATATAATCTTGAATTATTTGTTTTTCTTTAAAGGGATTGTGTCTTGCTCCATAATATTCTTTGTGTCTGAATACTCTTTTGGTGTATCGGTTAGGTGTAATGAAGAAATCAAACTCATCAATATAAATTTTATTCTCCAGGTTATTAATAGCCCAATAGATAGATACAAATCCTGCTGTGGGAAATGTCATCTTTGTTTCCTGGCACATTACCTGGTAATCTCTAAGATCCCATTCATAGGTGTAAGGTTTCATGTATTCTGGATAGTGCTGCATACGCACTCCAAAATCTTCACCACATAATCTGATAATATATTTACTGTGTTTAGAGATATCTAAATCTTCTTTGTTGATACAAGCCTCAGATAAATTGTTAATCCAGATATCATGGTCATCTTGATAGCCCAGGTTCATTCTCAAAGTAATGACATCTTTGTATTCTTTTTCTCTGACTGGTTCTTTGTTGCCTATAATGACAATAGGCTTCTCACCAATAAAATCTTTAATGTCTTGTAGTGATCTCAAAATTCATATCCCCAATATTCTAGATCTTTAGCATATCGTGTAGCTACTATCTCCTTAGTTTCATCATTATAATATTCTGTGTAGTGATGTTTATCACTTGCGTTCTTTACTGGTAAATTAAAATCCTTAATGCCAATCCTCTCACAAACATAATGCCAATCAGTGGCCAGGTGTTCATATCTGCCTACAAAATCTACAGCTATGGTGTCATTAACAGATAGATATTCCCATTGTGTCCATTTATGGAATAGACGTTTATCTTTGCCCAGGGATGTTTTAATAAAGTTTTCAAAGTTCACATAATGTCTATCTACAAATCCACTAGCTAGTAAATCAAAAGGATTGCGTACAAAGGCAAACTTAAAATAACCATCTGGAACTTTATCTATAAAATTAGATACTGCATTATGCATCCCATATTCGTGTAAAGGGATCTGCCATCCTTTAGCACTCCTAGAGCTGTTGGGAATATGAACTTGTTTAGCATATTTATTTAAAACAAATCCCATGCTAGATCCGGCAGTCTTGGGAGTATGGATAAAACAGAATTTATGTGTATGTGATATTATTGCCATAACTTAATCAGTAGTGGTGGATAGCCATCCTTTTCTGGTTCAATTATTTTTTTATAAGGAAATAAATCAACAGCAAAATTATACCAATCTCTATTAGCATCATGGAGGAATACAGTGGCTTTAGGATATTTAACATAAGCCATAGTTAGGCAGCTAGATCTCGCTACTCCATCTACTAGGATTGTGTCTACATTCTCAGCTTTAAAAGAAATATAATCATGCAGCCCAGATGGGTTTTCCTCAAAGGGAGTTGCATTAGCTCCTACATGATTGCCCTGGATTAATCTGAAATCGTGATTGTCATAATTACATAAGGCTTTTACTTTGGCATACCATTCTGGATGATGTTCAATAGATGTTAGCTTTCTATCTTTTAGGTTTTGTAGAAAATAGAGAGTAGTTCCACCACATCCCCATTCTAGTAAATGCTTACCTACATGAGATAAAATATAATCCCTTTGATTTTTAGCCATCAAACAACGCATCTATTTGACTCCTTATAATTTTCTTTCCTATTGGCCCAGTCCAATGCATAGCTTTGACATCTTCCCTGGGTTCTGCTAAACGCAGCCAATTATATTCTTTTGGGATTTCTTTAATAGAATAAAAATTCTTAATAACTTCAAAGGTTTCTTGATCTCCTCTGTATTGCCTATATTCACAAAGTTCAGCCCACTTATGAAGTGGTTGTTTACTATTGACGCATACTAAACCAGATTGCCATTCTGTATGAGGATTACACCAATCCTTGGTCATTCCAAAATCAGCTGTTCCTGTGAGTTCAAAGATATCAGATATATCTTCTTTGATTTCTATATCACAATCTATCCAACAAACTTTCTCTCCTGGAGCTTCAATCATAGCTCTAGGTTTGTAATACCAGGGATTAACCTTCCAATTTATCTGTATAGTATTTGGATATTTGTTCCTAAGACCAAAATCTGCAATATATAATGGTCTACTAATATGCTTGTTATAATTATTGATAAACCAATCCAAAATATCTTCATATTCTGAATTTGCTCCAGTTACAAAGATCACTTCTTCTTACGTTTCTTCTTGGCTTTCTTAGCGACATCTAAAGCTATGGCTATTGCTTGTTTTCTCGGCTTACCGGCTTTTATCTCTCTTTCAATATTCTTGGAGATACTTTTCTGTGAATAGCCTTTGATTAGTGGCATTACTTCTTCTTCTTTTTTTTCATATTAGACTTAGTTGATTTTTTTGGTCTACCAACTTTTGATCCGTATGTTCCTTTACCTTTTGGCATGGCTTTATCCTCTCTTGATAATGTTTAAAACATAATAACTCTAGCATACCAAATCTATAATTAAAACCGATACACGCATATTCACCACAAAAACATTTCTGCTCTTTGTTTCTCCTGGAATGACTCCAGGTACAGAATTCAACTGCGTTTACGACTTTTCCTTTTGGCTGCTCTTGTAACAATGTCTTTGTCAAAGGTGGATGATCTTCCTTTAGAGATTAGTTTATTGACTCTAGCCATGGCCCAGGCTGCCATTGGGATCTTTGGTCTAGATCCACTAGATAGAAATGCTCCCTGGCCTCTACGATAAGATGCTTTTAGATCGGTCAAATTAAATAGTTTAGATTTCTTTGCTTTAGCTTTTAAAGTAGCTACTGTTGAAGCTGATAAAGGTTTACGTCTTACTGCCATTAATCTATTGTTGAGATATTTATTTTACCTGCTGTTCCATGATGAATGAACGCAATCTTATCACCAGATTTAATTCTAAATATTTCTACTGTATGTTCCGGAACCATTACATCATTTAATGTTGCTGTTGGATTTGAACCAAATGCAACATGAGTATGCGTACTAACTGCAATTCTAACCAATCCACTGCCTGTAGTTATTGCACTAGATTGTTGAGATGTGTTAGTTACATCATGTGATTCTGGTGTAAAATCATAATCAATGTTTGTTGGTGTTAATGTACTTGTCATATCTTAGTCCTTTGTTTTAATAAACTCATAGGGATCTTTTTACCTGCTTTGTAGAGATTTGCAATCCTGGTTAATAAACTAACTCTTTTAGCTTTCTTAGATCCTTTAAGACCAGATAAGTATTTCTTTGGTAGTCCGGATTTCTTATCCTTAGGTACTTTACGTTTCGGCAATCTCTTCTCCTTCTATTCCTGGAGTAGCGAACTCTCCAATCTGTTCTGGAGTAGCATCTATTTCATTATCTATATTTGCGATCTTTTCATCATCATCAACAACAGCTCTAGCTATTTGTTTATCTACTTCTTTAGCAAAGGTAGATGATCTGACTCCACTAGCTTTCGCAGCTTGTAAGAATTGGAGATCACTTGCATAATCTCTGAGATCAAATGAATCTGGATAAATGATCTCACCATCAAATGTAGTACCTTGCCAGGCTGCATATAAATCAAAGATCTGCTCTTCTGCATTTTGTAAGTAATCAGCTTTCTCAGCTAGTCTTGCATTAAGTAATTGAAACTCTGTTTGTAAGGCAATACCAGAATTAACAGTTTTTTCTGTACCTCTGACTGCTCCCATGTGTGTAATACGATCAATGGCTTCTACTTTTGTATTAATAACTTTCATAATGCTCTCCAGGGATTGAGAGCTAGGTTGAATGATATAAGGTTTTAAATCTGCTGATAGATCTTCTGGCATTTCAATAATAGATCCTGCTCCGGCACTAGCTTCTACATTCGGAGTTTTAACCAGGCTAGGATGATTTGATAATCTAATAAGCTGTTCTATCTCAGAATAATCATTGTAAATAGATTTCTGTAACTCAGCGACATCTGATAGATCAGATATTCCTATGCCCTTTTTTGAACTTCTTTGGTTATATAAAACAACTGCCGGTATTCTGCCCAATGCGTTTGGCTGCTCATCAATCTTAATTGGTTTCTTAGTTGCATACTCTACTGTGAATTCTTCTACCTTATAGGTGGTGATTTCTTCTGGTGTCCATACTTTGACAATGGCATCCTTCTCCATCATATCCTCTACTACTGTGAGAGCTGTTAGATAATATTTACCATTAGATGCTCTTTCATATCTCCAGTTAGTAATATTCTCTGGAGTATAAATAGATATATATGGTCGGATATCTTGTTGCAATTCTTCTGCCCTGGTCTTTGCGTTTGAT